AAAGATATCCACCTGACTGGGATTTTGAAGAAGATACAGAAGAGACTTATCAAGAGGATCAGTGGAAAAAATGTTGCCTATGTGATGGATATTATAATGACGATGGAATGGGGGATATTTTATTCGTACAAGAAGAGCCAAATAATCAAGAAGCTGAGTGTGATTTATGTGGAAAAACTGAAGATATAGTTCAAATGAAAGGTTGTGGACAATATCTTTGCGGTAATGCTTGTGATGAAAGCGATGAAGAAGAGGAAGAAGATTAAAACCCATAAACAATTGTTGAAGTAATACCGATTTCAATGACATAAAATAATAAAGCACCAATTAAAAATCAGGACTATTCGTAAAAACAACAGTAGATGCTTTCGCATCATTTCCAAATATAGAAATTGGATTTTCACTTATTTGTTGAACAAAAAATATACCAACAACACATGAAAAATATACTAAAAACATATCTTTAATAATTACTTTTAATGGTTTATTTTCTTTTTCAATTATTCTCATTTCACTAAATTTAATAATTAAATAACAGAATGATACTAACGCAGCTAAAATAAATGGATTCTCCATTAATGATTTATTATATTATTAATTTAATATTATAATAACGCACTTATATTAATACTTCAACATCATCTAAAATTGGATCCGACATTTCTAAATTAATTTTCGGTTTAACGGATAAATCATGAATATCTAATTCTGTTAAATTTACAGGGGTATCATTTATTTTTATTTTACTATTAAATATTTCATCATCATCATCTTCTTCTTCTTCTCTTCGTTGTTTATTTCTTAATTCGCTTATTTCTTCTAAACGCTCTATATTTTTTGGCGCAGATATTTCAACTTCTTCATTGTGTTCATTTAAAGTTTTATCAACATCGTTAAATGTTAATGTATTCTTTTCTGCCAGTTGTTTAATAGTTTGTTCTTGATCTTTAATTTTATCTTCTAAATTATCGGAATTTATAATAGTTTTTTGTGTAGATGCATCTTCTTCCTGATCAGGTTCAGGTTCAATCTCAATTTTTTCTTCAATTACTTCTTTTGATACATCATATTCAACTGTTTCATCCATATATGCTTTTAAAATATTTTCAATTGGCATGCTATCACGAATTGAAAGTAAAACAGCATCTTGAACAATTAATTCTAATTCTCTTAAATTTTTTTGTTTTTGTAAAGGAGGAATAGTAGATTCATACAAATATATATTTGCATATAATTTACGTGCGGTAAATATATATGTTTTATGAATAAATTCATGTAACACGGGTATAGAAATATCTATTTTTTTCTGTGTTTTACCAACTCTAATGCATGTTAATAACTTCAATTGAATAATATGAACACATGATATTAATTCTTCTAAATAATTGCAATTACTTTTATCAATAATTCTTTTACATTCGGTTTGAATAATTTCTTGATTCCATTTTGGAACACGCGCAATTAAGTTTTGAAAAGTCATTAAATATTTTTCTTGTTCATCATTGTCTTTACACATATTCCAGGATTCGTCAAACATTGAATTATAACCTTCAATAATTAACGGTGTTAAAATACTAACTAATCTTGCACACCATTCATTTCTAGATTCATTTAACGTAGATAATGTAAAATCGTCCATTTTGTAAATTTACAATATTTATTTAATAAAGTTACTACGAATAGTATTAATTAACACTAATATAAACATTTTTTCATTATAGTATTCTAATCGTTCTTTATTTAATGATGTTAATAATTCATACTTATTATTTAATTTAAATTTAGTATCACTTATTGCATTTAAAATATCAATACCGTTATATCCCTTTTTATAAATCTTTTCGCAAATTTCTATTATATTATTATTATCAGTATTAATTTTAGTTAATATATCAACTAATGGTTTTATATTTTTTATATATATATTTTCATTGTTATAGTTATAAAAATTCTGTTCATTGTTATTTATATTTGGTAAATATACATAAATTTCACAAAATCTAGATAATATTGGTTTAAGTATTCTTAATTTATCTTCAACTATAATAATAAATCGCGTTGAATGACTAAATTGTTCTATACATCTTCTTAGTGCAGATTGCGCATCAATTGTTAATTTATCTGCATTATTTAAAATAATAGTTTTAAATAAACCATTTTGTAAAGAAATATTTTTTTTTGCGAAAAATTTTATATCGTCGCGTACAAATTTAATACCTTTACTATGAGCACATTCAACATACATAACATACTCTTTATAATTATTAATATTCTCATAATTTTTTTTAATAAAATCATTAACTATATTTTTTTTACCACTACCATTCTCACCGTAAAATAATAAATGAGGTACAATTTTATTATCTATAAAATGATCTAATGTATCATAAATTGAACTATGATATATATTTCGTGACATGTCAATTGATATAAATATATAATATATTTATATCATTTAAACTCATACAGTATTATTTAACGAGTGCGTGTATGGATTTTCTTTAAACGCGTTTAATAAATTTGGATTAATTCTATCATAATTTGTTTTTTCTTCTAATTGAGCATACGGTTGATCTAATTTACCATAAGTTTGTCCAGATGGAGGTACAACATTCGCACTTGTAGGCATCCACATTCTATTATTTTCTCTATCTGATTCTTTTTTGCTAATTAAAACATTTTCAGTTTGATTAAATACTTGAGTACCGCCATGGTTTTGTCTATTTTGTATCAACTCTTGTTTGGATTCATTATTTGTTTGTTTATATGCGCCATCATATGTAGTCATATTATTACTTACGCCGTCTCCGCCAGCGTTACCTACATAATACTTTTGTGTAGTATCCCTTTGATTTCCATTTAATGATTGAGAATTAGTTGTATAATTACCACCACCGTTCGCTTGAACATTCCAATACATATCTTGATTTTTCCCCATTTGTCTATTTGTAGTTTTTAAAGCTTCATTTGGATTATTAACATATGATTGAGGAACTTCGCTCCGTATATCGCCATATAATCTAACGTTTCCTACAACGTTTTCTTTTCTTGACGGTCTTAACATATCCATAATAGGCGCAACTGCTGCACCTAGTGCTCCACCTACTCCTCCAAAGACGCCTTTCTGAGAATTAGAAGTTCTATTATTTTCATACGTTTTATATGAATCTACTGAAAAATTATTAGGATTTGCAGGTTGATGACCTCCTGCATTAGCAATCGCAAAATTTTCAGGACCGTTTTCTGTTCGGTGACTTTCTTGATATTTAGATTCTCCTAAATTAGTCATATTTGGTCCACGTGCTATACCTTCATATGAACTAGCTGTATTTTCTCTAATATCGCTATGAACATTTGCAATACTTCTAGCTGTTTGAGCTTTTTCACCACCGACTGTAGTAAACCAATTAGATGTACCACTTGTTTCATGATGTCTATCTGGTCTATTTTTTTCAACAGCGGCTTGATGTCCTCTATTTTTAATATGAGAACTAGCAGGACCTTGATGCCCGTCTAATGAATATGTAAGTTTAGGATTAGTATCTACTCTCATATCATCTACTGTTTTAGGCATCCATTTATCACGAGAAACCATACCTGAATTAAATCCATTATTGCCTTCAGTCCCATAACCTTGATTTAATCCAGGTGCCACCATTTTTTTATCAAATGGTAATACATTTGATATTTTACTTCCAGGTACAACACGCGATTGCATAAAATCATTCATATTAGGCATACCATTTGCATAATGTAAATTTTCGGAAGGTTCAAATAAAGGCCCACTTGATTGTTTTTGACTTTTTAAATTACCAGTTCCAACTTTATTATCTAATAATGAATCATACTTATCTTCGTCATGGCTTTGTAACATTTTACTTCTATAAAACGGTTGCATATTGTTATGACTAAAATCATTCAAATCAATTTGATTACCTGTTAAGCTATTATTAGTAACATGATTTGATTTTCTACTATCTATTTGTAATGGCTCTAATAATTTTGTAGAATCAAAAAAATCGTCAGTAGTTTGTATGCCGTTATATTTTTGGTGTAATTTTTCTTTGTATTCACGATTATCTATATTTAAGTAATTATTTTGTTCATCGGTAACCTGTGTATTTACTTGATTATTTTGCAAATTATTAATCACTGAAATATTATTTTTATTATCTATTTGAGATCTATTTTGCATCGCTTCAACTATATTTTCATCATTATTTGGACTTGTATTATTTGATATTACATATAATCCTCCAAGGGCTATTAACGGTATTGCTAATTCCATTATATAATATTATATATAATAATTATAATAATTATAAATAATATTACAAATATATATATGAATAGTGAAATCCAAAAGTATATACTAAATTTTTTAATTAAAATGCCTCTTAATAGAAAAAAAGACAAGGAGAAAATTTATATTTACAATCCAATTAGCGAACCATACCATAATAAATTATTGTGTTGTTTTGAAAATTGCAAATATCATAAAAATAATTTGAAAATATCAAATGATTGTATATTGAATTCATTTGATTATTATGATTTAATTATTATATTTAATATTGATTTTACAATTGAAAATAAAGTACAACAATTTTTAGATATATTATCAGAAAAAGGAGAATTATGGATATTATGTTATCCTGTAGCAGAAATAGAAAAATGTATTAAAAATAATATTTTTGATTTTTCACAAAAAATACCAAAAATTAAAAATAAGAATGATGAATTAATGAAGGAGACATTAGAAGTAGTAGAAATGTTACTTTTTCCTGCAAAAACAGATCCACCTATTAGCCCTAAGTCTAAACAAAAATTAGATATACAAATAGATCAATTAGAATCTATTTTAGATAATAGTAATTACTCTGAAACATATACTAAATCATCATCATTTATAGGGAATAAAATAAAATTTTATATAATTAAAAAGAAAAAGAAATATACCACTACTTCTTAATACTTGTTATTTTTATTATAGTAATCTTTTTCAAGTGTTCTGGTGTTCAAATTATTATGAAACGGAATACAAATATTTTCTTGTGGATCTAAAAATAATATATTTTCTTTA